TCAATAATTATGACAAGTACAATTAAAGTAAACAACATACAAAACCAATGCGGTGCAAACATCATTAACGAGAATAGTAATACTATTACTATTGGCGCTAGTGGTGATACGATTGCTTTAGCATCAGGTGCATCTCAATCAGGATTTGGAAGAACAGGAACTGTTGATTGGAACACAACGCCAAAGACAGCAACTTTTACTGCAGTGTCTGGAGATGGATTTTTTGCAAATACAACAGGTTCAGCTTTTAATATGAATTTACCAGCAGGTGTTGCTGGAGCAATAGTTTCTGTTGCAGATTATGCAGGAACTTGGGACACAAATGCTTTAACAGTTGTACCAAATGGATCAGATAAAATTGGTGGTGTAAATGCAAATGTAGGTTTAAATACAGAGGGACAATCAGTAACTTTTATATTTGTTGATTCAACACAAGGTTGGATTAACATTCAAGATTCAACTTCTAATGAAAGAGGTAGTGCTTTTATTTCGGCAACTGGCGGAACAATCACAACTTGTGGTAACTGTAAAGTTCATACTTTTACAGGTCCTGGAACATTTACAGTTTCAGGAACTGCTGTTTGTGCTGCTAACAACCAAGTTTCTTATATGGTAGTAGCTGGTGGTGGAGCAGGTGGTTCAGGTGATAATGGTGGCGGTGCTGGAGCAGGTGGATTTAGAGAAACAAAATCTCCAGTAACACCTTACACAGCAAGTCCGTTAGATGGTCAACCAAGTGCTCCTAATAGAATTACAGTTACAGCAACAGCTTTTCCAATAACAGTAGGAAGTGGAGGAGCTTCTAATGCAGCTCCACCGCCAGTTGCAGGGGGAAACGGATCACCTTCAATTTTTAGTACAATCACATCTGCCGGTGGTGGAGGAGGTGGTTCAGGTGCAAATCCTGGTGCAGGATCAAGTGGTGGATCTGGCGGAGGAGGAGGTTATGGTTCTCCTGGTGCTGGTGGTAGTGGAAACACTCCTCCAGTAAGTCCATCTCAAGGTAATAATGGTGGAAATGGTAATGTTGGAACTCCTGCTTATGGAACTGGTGGTGGAGGCGGTGCTGGAGCTGTAGGAACTGCAGGAACACCTTCTACTGCAGGACCAGGTGGTAATGGTGTTTCAACTTCAATTAATTTTTCTTCCACAGCTTATGCTGGTGGAGGTGGAGGTAGTACTAATCTTACTCCTACTCCAGCTGGAGCTGGTGGTACAGGAGGTGGAGGCACTGGAGTTCCAGGAGGTAGTCAGCCTGATGCTGCTATTCCTGGAATAGCTAATGGCACAGCAAATACTGGTGGTGGCGGTGGTAATGTAGATGAAACTCCTACTTTTAAAACAAGTGGAAATGGTGGTAGTGGAATTGTAATAATAAGGTATAAATATCAATAATTATGAGTGAAATAAAAGTAAATAAAATTAGTCCAAGAACAGCGTGTGGTACAACTACATTAGGGGATAGTGGAGATACATTCACAATTCCTGCTGGTGTATCTATAACTAACAATGGTACTGCATCAGGTTTTGGTGCAACAGGTGCTGTGTCTTGGAATACAACAGTTAAAACAGGAGATTTTACAGCAGTCGCTGGAGAAGGATATTTTGTAAATACAACTAGTGGTGCAATTAATGTGACACTTCCTGCAGGAACTGCAGGAGCAGTTGTTGGAATTAAAGATTATGCAGGAACTTTTGATACAAATGCAGTAACGTTAATTCAAAACGGTTCAGATAAAATTGGAGGATCAACAAATAATTCAGTTGTATCAGAAGAAGGTATTGCAGTTACTTTAGTTTTTGTAGATTCAACACAAGGATGGTTAGTAACAGATTCAGGTTTACAATCAGAAGCACCAGGACCAGAATATATTTCAGCATCAGGTGGAACAGAATCAACTTGTGGTAATTTTAAAATTCATAAATTTACAGGACCAGGAACTTTTACTGTTAGCTCTTTAGGTAATGCTGCAGGTGGTTTAGATAAAGTAGATTATTTAGTAGTAGCAGGTGGTGCAAAGGCTGGATCAAATGGTGGTGGTGGAGGTGCAGGTGGTTTTAGAGAATCTTATTCTGCACCAGTATCTGGTTCATACACTGCAAGTCCTTTAGCAACTCCAACTCCTTTAACAGTTACAGCAACAGCTTTTCCAATTACAGTCGGTGCTGGAGGAACTGGTCCTACAGGATGTGCTTCTCTACGAAATGGTAGTAATTCAATTTTTTCAACAATAACTTCTACTGGAGGTGGAGGTGGTGGAGATGCAGATGGAGGTACACCAAGTGGACAAAGAACAGGAGCTACAGGTGGTTCAGGTGGAGGTGGATCTGCTCCATTCCCACCGCCAGGACCAGCTAGTGGTGGTGCAGGAAATACACCTCCTGTAAGTCCACCTCAAGGTAATAATGGTGGTGGTGGATATCATCAAGGTTGTGTATATGATGCTGGTGGTGGTGGCGGTGGTGCAACTGCTGTTGGTGCTACAGGTGGAAATAGTGCAAGTCCAGCACCTGCAGGAAATGGTGGAGCTGGTGCAACAACTTCAATTTCAGGAACTCCAACTGGTTATGCTGGAGGAGGAAATGGTGGAAGCTTTACTGCTCCTTTAAGAAATCCTTCACCTGTAGGTTTTGGTGGTGGTGGATATGGTTCTGCTGGAACTGCTAATACTGGTGGTGGTGGAGCTGGATCTGGTAATAATGGAGGATCTGGAATAGTTATAATAAGATATAGATTTCAATAGTTGAATGATAATTAAAAATAAGATATAAGGAGAATAATTATGGCACATTTTGCAAAACTAGGATCAAACGGAAAAGTTATTCAAGTATTAACTTTAGATAATAAAGATATGCTTAATGCTGATGG